ACCCGCATGCCAAAGCGGCAGGGGGAGCTGGTGACGGAATCACTGCGCTCCGGCGACGCCTACCTGATCGTGTGGCCGGGTGAGGACGGCGCGGCGCGCATCGACATCAACCGTGGACACCTGATCGAGCCGACCTATGACGATGAGTACCCCGAACGACTGCTACACGCGGTCAAGTGCTGGCGGCTGCACCACGGGCCGGACAAAGGCAAGTGGCGGGTCAACTGCTACGACGCCGAATACATCACTCGATGGATCACGAACCGCGCCGCCGATGAGCGACCGAAGGACAGCCGGACGCTCGTGCCGTACGAGGATGACGCCGGGCCGGAGATCGTCAACGAGTGGGGCACGGTGCCCGTCTTCCCGTTCGGCAACAACGCCGATACCGGCATGGTCGGCACGTCGGAACTGGTGGACGTGATCCCCCTGCAAGACGGCGTGAACAAGAGTGTCGCGGACATGCTGATTGCCGGTGAGTTCGTCGCCTTCCCGCAGCGGTGGGTGGTCGGTGCGGCGCCGGAGCGCAACCCGTACACCAACGAGGAAGAAGAGCAGTTCAAGGCGGCGGTCGATCGCGTGTGGGCTGTGTCTGAGACGGACGCCAAGTTCGGCCAGTTCGACCCAGCGGATATGACGCAGTACATCACGGCGCAAGAGGCGTGGGACAAAAAGATCAGCCACGTCTCCGGCGTGCCGATTCATTGGCTCGGCATGACCGGCGACTTCCCCTCGGGTGAGGCGCTGAAAACGGCTGAGGGGCCGTTCGTCGCCAAGCTGAAGGACCGGCAGGTTGCGTTCGGCGCGGCGCTGTCCGACGCCATGACGTTTGCGCTTAGGGTTGACCGGATCATCGGTGACGGCGGCGCTGAGTTCGTCGTGCCGATCTGGCAGGCAGCGGAGACGCGCAGCGACCTGGAAGCGTTGCAACAGGCGGCGCTGAAGTCATCCCTTGGCATTCCGCACGAGCAGATTTGGGCCGAACTGGGCTATTCGCAAGACGAAGTAGCGCGGTTCACGGCGCTGAAACAGGCTGAGGCGGAACGGCAAGCCGAACTATTTGCAACTTCGTTCGACCGTGGTCAACCATCAGAGGTGCCGTCGTGATCGCCCCAATGCAAACCCGCTGCAATGCGTCCAATATGAGGGCCTGTTACACCGAAACGGCGACCAATGCTCGCATGGCTTTCTGTGCCGATAAGCCTGAGTATCTCCTGAATGTCGGACTGCGAGAGTTTGACGTTTGTAGTTCTTCGCGAATTGACAGATATCGGCACGGGCTCCAAGTGATTCGGATTCACGCAAGCCCTGTTGTGGCACAGGTGATCAAGGACAAGACCTTCAGGCACAGGTCCAATCGCGCGCTCGTAGAAAACTCGATGCGCCTGGAACAACCGTGGGCCGATGCGAATTCGCCCATAACCAACGGTGGACTTGGCTCTAAGCCAAACCCAACAAGGTGTATCGAACCCACAGTCACGAATTTCGTACTCGGATGGCGAGAGACGTTGTTGGTGACCGAACACGAATTGGTTCGGTTGCCCGCGAACAAGTCCAGCGCGCGTGTTAGTCCGTTGCGCAATGGCAGTGCGCTGACCGCACCCACAACGGCACAAGCCGGTATAGTTTGGTTGCTTCATGGAACTGACCTCCTAGCAGGTCGGGGAGATGAGCCGCTCCGGGGGCCTGCCAGCCGCCCGGATTTTCTCTGCCCAAATTATACCAAACGTGACTCTCATGGGTCACAGCAGTTTGACCGCGGCGGGAACGCGCCGTTCGGAGGGTAACGATGGCTATTCCCTATCGTACCGTGGGCCGTACCGCCGGAATCATCAGCACCACGGAGGCGGCGCTGGCCGTGCCGTCGACCGCAAAGGAGATCATTCTCTACTGCGCTTCGCTCTGCCGGGTCGGATTCGGGCAGACGAGCACGCTGGCCGCCGACGTGGCCGAGGTGCAGACGTTGACGGCGGGCGACGCCACGGGCGGCACGTTCACGCTGGCGCTCAACGGCGTGGCGTCGGGCAATATCGCCTACAACGCCTCGGCGGGCACGATTCAGACCGCGCTCAACGCCATCAGCACGATCGGCGCGTCCGGCGTGACCTGCGCCGGCGGGGCCATGGGCAGCAACCCGGTCACGATCACATTCAACACGCCGACGTTCGCCGGGGATCAGCCGTTACTCGTGATCGACGGATCCAGCCTGACGGGCGGAGCATCAGCCAGCACGCGCGTGCCGACGATCGCGCAGACCACGCAGGGCGTGACGCAGCGCGGATTCCACGAGGCGGGTAGCATCGTCAAGTACGTGCTGAAGTCTGAGCCGTCGATCCGGGACAACTATCTGTTCCTGACGGCGGTGAGTGCAGCCGGAGCCTTCCGCGCCACGTTTGTGGGGTGATGCAGTGAGCGGGGCCCATATTATCGTCCCAGCGCCCATATACCGGCGCCCGGCGATGCGGAGCGCGTTTTACTACGACGCCAGTACAGCGGAGGGCGCGCAGAATCAGGCGAACGTCGCACTAGTTGCCAATCGGCTTTACGCGGTTCCGGTTTTCGTTGAGCAAGATACTCCGATTGACACGCTGGCTATCAACGTGGCCAGCGGAACCGGCAATCTCCGCTTCGGCGTCTACTACCCAACATCTTCAGGACTCCCTGGCGCGTTGTTGTCGGAGGCCGGCACCGTAGCAGTTACGGCAGCGTTCAAAACCGTTTCGGCGTCGATCACGCTTCCCGCCGGGTACTCGTTTCTCGCGCTAGAGTCAGACAGCACGCCAACCGTGGCGCACTTCCAGGCAGCGGTCGCAATCTTCGGCACGGATGGCGCGTCTGTGCTTGGCGGCTGTTACGTCGCGCACACGTACGGCACGCTGCCGAGCGACTTTGGGTCGCCAACGTTTCAAACGGTTGCTCCGCGAATCATGTTCCGCGTGGCGTAAATGCGTCCTTGGTCAGTGCCATCGACCAGCGCGCGACTGTACGGGGTCGTTGGCGATGGCGTCACCGATGACACGGACGCGCTGCAATCGGCGTGCGACCAGTGCGCCCGCACGGGGACGTGTCTCGATCTTCCGCCGGGCCGCTTTCGCATTACGCGCACACTGCGGACGCGCGCCCGGCTTGTGTTCAGGGGGTCGGGCTGGCAGTCGCGCATCGTTGCTGACGGGATTGCTGGCCCAGCCATCTGCACCTATGGCGGCGACGGCGACGCGACGGAGCCCGGACAATGCCTATCCGATTTCGTCGTGAGCGGAACGGCAACGTGTGCGGTGGCGTTCGTCCATTGCCCGCAAATGACGGCGGCGCGTATCTCGCTCGATGCGTTCACCGGCACGGACGGGTTCGTCTTCGAGTACGTGTGGGGGTGCGAGTTTGATTCACTGCGGACGAACGGGGCAACGTTGACCGGCGCGTGCGTCAAGATCAACCGCACGGTGCTCGCGAGTACCTGGCGAACGTGCTATACGAGTAATCGGGCAGAACACAATCTGTTGGTTGATCAGCGCGTGACCGAGTTCAGTACGGGAAGTGCGAGCGGATTTGGACGCCTCCACTTTGACTCGTTCGTTGCGCAAGGGGCAGACGTGGCGGGCGTGCGGCTGGCCGCATTCGCGGGGCCGATCACCCTGACCAATCTCTACACGGAGAATGTTGCGGTACCGGCCATTGTCGGCAATCAGGAGACGACAAGCGGTTGGCTCGATTTCCACGGATGCGACTTTGCCGGTGATCGCGCCGACTCGTCGTGTGCGCTGATGCTGCATCGGGTCAGCGGTGTCAACGTCATCGGCGGGCGTTTTGACGATGCGCCCATCATCGTTGGCGGGGTTACGGGAGCGGTGGTACTGGTCAACCCGGTGCGCGTCGGCAACCGCGATTTGTGGGCACTGATTCGGCGCACAGCGGACACGCCGTCATCTATGCCGCTGACGATCATCGGCGGCGGGCACAATGAGCACTCGCGGCTGATTCTGAAAACGACCGGATACGGCTGGGCATTTCGCGAAATGACCGTCGATGCAACTGGTGCATGGCAGGCGACGAGCCGGAGCGTGCCGCTGGTAGATGCGGTGGCATGAGCGACCTCGAAGACCAGTTAGCCCGCTACCGCAAGGCGATCCTGGACAAGGACCGCGCGGCCCAACTCCGGCTGCTGAACACCTACCGCACGGCGATGGATCGGCTCGCCCCGTTGATCGAACTGGTGCAGTTCGATCTTGCCAACATGGATGAACCATCGCCCGCCAAACTGTTCCAACTCGAACGCTATCACATCCTCGAACGGCAGATACGTGAGGAGATGGACCGGCTTGCGCAGGAAACGGGCACGCTCGTGCGGGGCGGGCAGGCGGACGTTATCCAGCTCGGGTTCGACGCGGCGCGGGACATTGCCGCGGCATCGGCGGAGGACCCGGCCACGGTCGCCGGATCGTTCGCCGGCGTGCCACGGGATGCGGTGCTCGACCTCGTTGGGATGCTGGAGCCCGACAGCCCGACCGGGCAACTGCTCGCATCGTTCGGAGAGGTGGCGACGAAGGCGGTACGCGACGCGCTCACCTCGGGCGTGATCCTGGGCAAGAACCCGCGTGTCGTGGCGCAGGCGGTCCGGCACGCCACGGGCATGCAGGCCAGCCGGGCGCTACTCATATCGCGTACTGAGATGCTCCGCAGTTATCGAACCGCAAAGCTAGCGCGGTATGCGGCCAATGCCGACATCCTGGACGGCTGGAAGTGGGTCAGCGCGAAACAGCGGCGGACGTGCGCGGCGTGCCTGGCGATGGACGGCGAGACGTTTCCGCTGTCGGTGACGTTCTTCCCGGCGCATCCGGCGTGCCGATGCACCGCCCGCCCGGTGCTGAACGACAAGTACGCGGCCAAGCGGGCGCCGCTGGAATCCGGGGATCAGTGGTTGCGGCGGCAGGACGCCGACACGCAGGACGCCATCCTCGGCAAGCAGGGCGGGCAGGCGTTCCGGGACGGTGAGGTCGAGTTACGCGACTTCGTGCGGACGGACAAGGACCCGAATTGGGGCGAATCGCGACGTGACGGCGGGATCGCGTGGGCACGCAAGCAGGCGGAACGGCGGGCGCGGAAAACGGCAAGGCGACGGCCAGAGGCACGAACGTTTGAGACCGGAGGCGACGCAGAGCAATGGCGGCGCGATGCCTTCCCCGCAGTCCACGAGCGGTACAGTAAGTCTGAGCGAGACGCAATCGCGGACTACCAAGCAGCCGGGTATCACTCAATCAACCGCTTCCTGCGCAAGCCAGACAAAACCCGTGATTACCTCATTGATCGTGAACTGGAAGGGCTGCCGGCTGGCCCGAAAGCGCAACAGATGGCGGCCCGTGCAGCGGATCGTCGCATCAAAGAACTCGATGGCATTGTGCGTGACTTGGACGCGGCAATCGCCAAGAGTGAAGTCCCCGAAGACATCATCGTTTGGAGGGGAGCCAGCACTCGGTGGTTCACCGAAAACCCCGAGCGACTGGTGGGGACCATTGTGCGAGACGACGGCTTTGTATCAACGTCATTGCGAGAAGATGTCGCATATCGGTTTGTCAGTTACGCGAAAGACGACGACAGGAGTGCTGTTGTTCTGAAGGTTCGCGTGCCGAAGGGCACCAAAGCTGTTCCTGTTGATGGAGCGATGGAGCGCGCCGAAACATGGGAGGAAGAGTTCTTGCTCCCGCGCGGATCGGAGTTCCGCATTACCGGGGTAAGCGAGCGCGATGGCGCAACAATCGTGGAGGCGGATTTGATTGGATAAGTACGATTGGCGCGACGATGACGTGACGGTTTCTCAGTGCGTAGGCTGTCGCCACAAGACCGCGATGCGATCAACGTGCCGGGCATTCCCGGACGGCATCCCGCTTGCCATCTTGCGCAACCAGCACGACCACCGCGACCCGTACCCCGGTGACAACGGCATTCAGTACGAGCCGAAGGAGGCCGAATGACCCGCCGTACGGTCCTACTTACGATCCTACTGCCGTTGCTCCCGCTGCCCGTCGCTGCCGACGAACGCGGATCGCGGCGACTGGCGCGGCACAATCGCCTGTGCGCGGCGTGGGCACGGTCACGGCTGCGCAACGGCATGACGGCACGCGAACGCGCCACGCTGGAACGGCGGGGCTGCAAGGACGATCCGGTGCTCGGCTGGGTGTCCGGGCTGGTGTTCACGGCGGAGGAACCATGAC